CTGCATTTTACAATGGATGATAACCTGTCATTGTCTGAGAAAATCAAGACAAGATACAGGAGCATGTACACTGGGGTGTTTTACAAGCGGTACATCCTCGGGTTATGGGCTGTTGCTGAGGGAATTATTTATGATATGTTCAGTGAAGATGAACATATTGTCAAATATGATGAAATAAAAGGTAAACTGATAAATAATCCTTCATGCAGATATGTGTCATGTGACTATGGTACCCAGAATGCTACTGTATTTCTGCTGTGGAATAAAGCCACTGATGGGAATTGGTACTGCATCCGGGAATATTACTATTCAGGACGTGACAAGTCAAAACAGAAAACTGATGCAGAATATGCAGAAGACTTGAAAAAGTGGCTAGGTGATACCAAAATCAGGGCAATGATTGTGGATCCATCAGCTGCTTCTTTTATTGCGGAACTGAGAAAACGAAAATATAAAGTACTGAAAGCAAGAAATGATGTACTGGATGGTATCAGGTTGGTTGCTACACTGCTGAACCTTAAAAAACTGTTCTTCTGTGACAGTTGTGAAAATACTATTGCTGAGTTTCAATCATACATCTGGGATGAAAAGGCAGCAGACAGGGGAGAAGATAAACCAGTGAAACAGCACGATCACGCAATGGATGCTGTCAGGTACTTTGTTTATACGATTTTGAGTAATCAGCTGGCAAAGCTGAAAACTATGAAAGGTTGATAGTTATGCATGTATTTACATTACCAGCTGAGAACTGGAATGAATTGAGTATTGATAAGCAGGTTATCCGGCACCTGATACTGAAGCACAGGAGTTTTGTGGATCACCTGATTACTCTTGAAGATTACTATGAGGGAAAACACAAGATTCTGAACGATAAGAACCGGGAAAACAAATTGGTATGTAATCACGCAAAAGATATTTCTGATACTGCCAGTTCATACTTTATCGGTAACCCGGTTACATATAAGGCACAGACAGATATTACAGACCTGACGGATAAGTTAGAATACGCTGGGGCAGATGAAGCTGACGGTGACAATGGTCTGGATTTATCTATTTTCGGCAGGGCTTATGAATACATTTACACCAAAAAGGATGAAACAGATCTGATGATAAAAAACCTGTCACCAGCGAATACCTTTGTTGTGTATGATGATACGATTGAGCAGAATGAATTATTTGCTGTATATTACTATGCAAAACGTGATGCTTCTGACCGGACAGATACAAAGTATATTGCAACTGTGGTTACGGAACATTACAAGTACATTCTGAATATTCAGAACGTTGATGGTATTCAACCCACCTATGAACAGGGTGAACCACATTACAAAGGTGAAGTCCCCATCATTGAGTACCTAAACAATAAGATGGGGCTGGGTGACTTTGAGTTACAGATACCATTGATTGATGCATACAACGCATTGATGAGTGACCGTGTAACGGACAAGGAACAGTTTATTGATGCTATCCTTGCCATATATGGGACACTGTTATCAGATGGTGATGAGTATGATGAAGAGGGGAACAAGATCAGTGATTCTGCTGACGAAGCACAGAAAGAACTGAAGAAAAAGAAGATTCTGGAACTGCCTGACGGTACGAAAGCAGAGTATCTGACAAGAACCTTTGATGAAAACGGTGTGGAGATACTGAAAAAAGCAATTGAGCAGGATATACACAAGTTTTCACATATTCCCTGTATGTCAGATGAGAGTTTTGGCGGCAATGTTTCCGGGGTGGCTATGGAATTTAAGCTGCTGGGGATGGAGAACATAACCAAGATTAAGACCCGGTATTACAAAAAGGGTCTGAGAAAGAGACTGAGAATATTTGCTAATTTTTACGCAAATAAGGGAATCAATTTTGATGTGGCTGGTATTGTACCCACCTTCACCAGGGCATTACCGAAAAACCTGCTAGAGATCAGTCAGATTGTATCTAATCTGTGGGGTAAGGTTGGAAAGAAAACGTTACTGGCCCAGATTCCTTTTGTAGATGATCCAGAGGAAGAATTGAGAACTGTGGAGAAAGAAGCAGAGGATGATTTGAAACGGCAGCAGGAAATGTTTTCTATGACGGCAAACACACCGCCGGATGATACAGATACATCTGATTCTGGTGATAAACCTGATAACAGTCAGGATGATGAAAAGGATTCCAAAAAGAAAGATGGAAAGGTAAATGAATAATGAACAATACTGGATAAATAGGGCGAATTATCTCATATATCATCATATGACTGATGCTGAACAGACAGCGGATGAAATAGCCACGTTGTATAGAAAAGCGTCTAAATGGCTGATATATGAGTCAAGAAAGATATTTGACAGGTATCAGAACAGTCACGGTTTAACAGAAGCAGAAGCAAGGCGGCTGATTAGTCAGTTACAGGATTCTTCATCACTGGAAGAATTGAAAAGGCTGTTAGAGCAGGATGGTAGGAACCGGGAAATACTGGCACAGCTGGATGCACCAGCGTACCAGTTCAGAATTGACCGATTAAGACAGATACAGAATCAGCTTGATATTGTGATGAACAATGTTTACCAGCAGGAAAAAATACTTGCTGGTGATTTTTTTGTGGATCTGGCGAATGATTCTTATTACAGACAGATTTATGAGATACAGCACAATACGTCATATGCTTTCAGTTTTGCTCATATAGACAAGAAACAGATTGATAAAGTCATTTCTATGCCTTGGAGTGGAAAGCATTATTCTGAACGCCTATGGAAGAATAGCAAAACACTGACAAAAGCAATTAAAGAAGAACTACTGATTGATCTGATTACTGGGCGGCCTGAAAATGAAGCCGTGAAAATTATTGCAAATAAATTTGACCAGGGGATTTTTGAAGCAAGGCGTTTGGTTCGCACAGAAGCAGCGTTTGTTTCTGGGGAACTGAATGCAGAAGCATATGAAGAATGTGATCTGCAAAAGTATCAGTTTCTTGCAACCTTGGACTTGCGTACATCTGAGATATGTCGGTCATTGGATGGGAAAAGGTTTTTCCTGAAGGACAGACAGGTTGGAAAGAATTACCCACCTATGCATCCGTGGTGCAGGAGTACCACTATTGCAGTCATATCAGAGGATGATATAAAAAAACTGAAAAGACGAGCACTGAACCCGGAAACGGGCAGAACTGAACTTGTTCCAGCTTCCATGACTTATGAGGAATGGTATAAAAAATATGTAAAAGACAACCCGAAGGCGAAAGGGCAGGAAAAGGCAATACAAAATAAGGCTTCTGACCAAGCGCAATATCAGAAGTATAAGAAATCAGGTATTGACGGTGTACCTGCATCATTCACAGGGTTCCAGAAACTAAAATACCAGGAGCCTGAGAAGTGGGAGCTGTTGAAGAAAGATTATAGAGAAAGGAAAAAACAATAATGAAATTTTCAGAAGCATTTGAGTGTATGAAACAGGGTGCAAAAGTAAAACTTCCTAGTTGGGGTGGATTTTGGTTCTGGGATCCAGAGAAAAAGACAATTATCATGCACACGAAGGATGGAGAAGAAATGGACATTAGAGAAACACAGGTGGTAGATTACACCTTTTCTAATGTTGCATGTGATGATTGGGTAATTGCAGATAACCAGAACTGCCCTGAACTTGGTGGAGAAGCAACATTTTCATTTGGGGAAGCAATTAAGTATCTGAAAAGAGGTATGAATGTAGCAAGAAAAGGTTGGAATGGAAAGAAACAGTACATTCAGCTTGCTACGGGAATCTCATATAAAACTGCTGATGGTGAAATTGTAAATTGTGAACATGACACAATTGGAAACATGGCAGTGGCTTTTGTCGGAACATCCGGTGTGCAGATGGGATGGTTAGCGTCACAGGCTGATATGCTTGCAGAAGATTGGGTATTTGCAAAATAACAGAAAGGGGAAAAACCAGTGGTAAAAGTTAAATGTATTCAGAGATTTAATGATGTGACTCAGCCAGTTGACAAGATGCAGCGTTTTCCTGATGAAGTTTGGGAAGTATCAGAAGAAAGAGCAAAACACCTTGTGGCTGAAGGAATGGTTGAAATTGTAACAGAGAAAACAACCACAGCAAAAGCAGTGGAAAATAAAGCAGTAGAGAAATAAAGACCGAAAGGTCTTTTTATTTTGTCTTTTTCAGACAGACGTTAAAGAACTGTAAATCTAAGACGAATGACCCAGGCCCATCACGGGAATAGGTTGGGCGGAAAGGATAAATATGAGAAATAAAGTTTTTAGAGCACTTACACAGTGCAAATGCAAGGTTCCTATGAATTTACAGCTTTTCGCAGAAGGGGACGGTGCTGGTTCCGGTGATGATTCTGGTAACGGCGGTGGATCCGGTAGTGGTGAAGGTGATGATAGTGGTAAATCTGGTGATGATAAACCACAGTCATTTGACGATTTCCTGAAAGGGGAAGGGAACCAGGCAGAATTTGACCGAAGAGTCAACAAAGCAATTCACACAGCTGTTCAGAAGGCCCAGGAGAAATGGGAAGCCCTGACAAATGACAAACTGTCAGAAGCTGAAAAGCTGGCAAAAATGAACAAAGATGAAAAAGCGCAGTATATGCAGCAGAAAAAGGAAAAAGAACTTGCAGACAGAGAAGCGGCAATTACAAGAAGTGAGTTGAAAGCAGAAGCTAAAAACACACTTGCAGAAAAGAAACTTCCAGCTTCCCTTGCTGACTTGCTGGTATATACAGATGCTGACAGCTGCAATAAATCTATTGCTACTGTCGAAAAGATTTTTCAGGAAGCTGTTGAAGCAGCTGTTCAGGAAAAATTAAAGGGCGGTGACCCTCAGAAAAAAGCACCAGAAGGTAACAAAGAACTGGAAACGCAGATTGAAACATTAATGCGTGGATATTAAAGAAAAAAGGATAGGTGAACATATATGGCTATTAATACATTAGCAACTGAAACCCTGTTTCAGCGTACTCTTGACAAGTTAGCTGTACAGGAAGCTGTGACTGGTTGGATGGATGCCAATTCAGGACAGGTTATTTACAACGGCGGTAAAGAAGTAAAGATTCCGAAACTGTCTGTTCAGGGACTCGCAAACTATGACCGTGACAACGGGTATGTTATGGGTGGTGCTACTATGGCATACGAAACACTCACAATGACACAGGACAGAGGACGTAAATTCCAGCTTGACGCAATGGATATTGACGAAACTGGTTTTGTGACAACTGCCGCTGCGGTTATGGGAGAATTTCAGAGAGTGCATGTGGTACCTGAGATTGATGCATACCGTATTTCTAAGTTGGCATCTACTGCGGTCACTGCAAAAAAAGCAGGTATGGTAACTTATGGTTATACACCTGGAGCAGCAAACACATCTGCCCTCAGAAAAGCAAAAGAAGGTATCAAGGCTGTTCGTGATTGCGGATACAATGGTCCGCTCGTTATTATGGCAACCTCTGATTTCATTACTGAATTGGAACTGGAACTCGCTGGTAAGATTACAGCAATGACATTTTCTCAGGGTGGAATCAATACGCAGGTACCATCTATTGACGGTGTACCATTTATTTCTGTACCGTCAAACAGAATGTATTCTGCAATTACCCTGTATGACGGTAAAACAAAAGGTCAGGAAGCAGGTGGTTATATCAAAGGCACTACTGCAAAAGACATCAACTTTATCGTTACTGCAAGAACTACACCGATTGCGGTAACAAAACAGGACAAAATGAAAATCTTTACACCGGATCAGAACCAGGATGCAGATGCTTGGAAGATGAATTATCGTAGACATCATGATCTGTGGGTGCTTGAAAACAAGATTGATTCTGTATTTGTATCAATCAAAGACGCTGAGTGAGGAGATGTAAATGATTCTGATTAAGGAAAATGTTGAAAGAATCATTGATGATGATTCACAGGGAATTATTGACCAGCTGTTATTAGATGGCTGGTCAAAAGTCCCTGTTGTAACTGATTCCAAACCAAAAAGAAAAGGAAAAACAGAAAATGGGGTGAATGCGGATGGTAAGACCGTCTGATGTGCGTATTGTAGAGAAGTTGACAGGTGAACAGGATGAAGAACTGATTGCTGTTCTTCTTGATGATGCAGAATCTTTCGTATTGGCTTATACAATGCGTACAAAAATCATACAGCCACTTGAAAAGCCTGTTCGTGATCTTGCCGTGATTGCTCTAAATCGTATGGGGACAGAGGGTGAAAACAGTAGGTCAGAGGGTGGAGAAACCTATAACTTCAATGACGCACCGAAGCAGATTTTTGACACCCTTAATCGTTATCGTATTTGCCGGGTAGGTGGTAAGGTTTATGAGAATAAAAAGAAGTAGACTAAACACATTTTATCTGAAAAAGAGAATCTCAAAGAAAGATAAAGAGGGGTGTTCAACAGAAGAATGGGGAACAGGGGTCCCCTTTGTAGGGGAACAGTGGCCTGCATCTGGTAAAGTGCAGGTTCAGCAATATGGAGATAGACTGAACTATATACTGAACCTAAAACTTGATGGTGCGTATCAGATTATAAAGGAAAAACAGGGTGCTTCTTTTGATTTCGGCAATGACTTAGTTTTCAGAGAACAGGATGGAATCTGTATTTTTGCTGATGAAGAATCTAATCCAGATTACCGGATCATTGCAATTAAACCTTACCGACAACTAAAGATGGAGTTAGAGAAGATATGAGTGATGATCTGATGCAGAAATTTTCAGGGCTTGTTGATATGGCTGAAGGCGGTTTACAGTCAAAAGTACACGAACAGGCTTTACGCATTCAGGCACAAGCTAAAGAATTATGTCCTGTCAGAAGGTACGGTTCCGGGGGTGGATCATTAAGACAGTCAATCCATGTTAGTACAGAACGACAGGAAGACTTGATTCACAGTGAGATATACACCAATTCAGAGTATGCACCTTATGTTGAGTTTGGTACTGGTCCCACAGGACAAGCGCATCACAACGGTATATCCCCGGACGTTGACCCTGTATATTCCCAGTCGGGTTGGATGATACCAGCTGATGCAATGTCACCAGATGATGCCGAACAGTATGGTTTTGGTATCGCAAAAGGGAAAGACGGCGAAGTCATTGGATATTATACAAAAGGTCAGGTTGCGCAGCCTTTCATGTACCCTGCTTTTGCAGAATTGAAGGATGATGTGACACAGGAAATTAAAGCGGCACTCGAAAAAGATTTGAAAAAGGTGACAAGATGAAAAATGTAAAAGATCAGGTATATTCAGCACTTCTCACTGTTACTGAGAATGTATCAGACACATATCCGAAAGACTGGGCGAACTTCCCAACAATTCAGTATGTAGAAGAAAATAACAGTGTGTGGGAACGTACTGACAATGCTGAACAGAAGGCTAAAGTATCATACAAGATTGATATATGGCACAATCAGAACACATCTGATACAGCCCTTGCAGTTGATGCTGCTGTTTCTGCTTTAGGTCTGGTGAGAACCTATTGCGGTGATGCACCAGATCCAAGCGGATTGAAACATAAAGTAATGCGCTATGAGGGAATCATTGACATGAGTTCCGACATAGTGTACTGGAATTAAGAAAGAGGTGAAGATAAATGTTAGCAAATGGTACAAAACTGGGTTACTCTAAGACAGCCCCTTCTGGCAGTTCTACACCCTATACTGACTTACCAGGACTGAAGGAAATCCCGGATGTTGGAACAGATCCTGAAAAAGTAGATAATACAGTTCTGACAGATAATCATAAAGTGTATGAAAAAGGTATCGGTGATCTGCCTGAAATGACATATAAGTTTAAATATGACAACACGAAAGCAGACAGTCCTTATCGTACACTGAGAAAAGCAGATCAGGATGGAACAGTACTGTATTTCAGAGAAACTGATCCAGATAAAACAACTCTGGATTTTGGTGCTACAGTGTCCGTAAAACGTACAGGCGGCGGTGTCAATGGTGTAATTGAATTTGAGGTAACCATGACTGTACAGACAGATATTACTTACACAGACCCGGCATAATACCGGGTCTTTTATTAAGAAAATTCAGGAGGATATAACATGGGCGGTTTAGATGAAGAAGTAAAAAATCAGAAAGAAGAAACAAAAATTGTAGATTTGGATGAAGAAAAAAATAAAAGAAAGCCTTTTCATTATTGGACAGTAGGCGGCAGAGATTACCGTCTGAAACTTAAAGCGTCTAATATTGAAAAGCTGGAAAATAAATATAAATGTAACGTCATGCATCTGGTGGATGATATGCCGGCATTATCTGTAATGCTTACTATCATCCAGGCGGCAATGCTTCCGTGGGAACATGGGGTTAAGTATGATGATATTTTGAACCTGTTTGACAAATATGTTGAAGAGGGTGGAAGTCAGATTGATCTGTACAAAAATGTTGTGATTCCGACTCTGGCGGTATCCGGTTTTTTTACGCCGAAGATGGCAGCGGAAATTCTGGAAGCAACAGACGAAGAACTGTAACAACTACAAGCGAATATTTGTGGGCGATTTACCCGGATGCATTAGATTGTGGAATACGGCCTGAATTATTTTGGGATTCCACTTTAAATGAGATTATGGATATGATGGAGAGTTATGTCAGATGCAGAGCAAGAGATAGGAAACAGCAGATCAGTGATAACTTTATTCTGTCAAAGGTTCTGACACTGAACCTTTCAACCTTGTTCAATGAAAAGGCTGAACTTTGTAATCCATGGGATTTTTACCCACAAACATTCAAAGAAGATAAAGAAAATTATGAACATCAGAAGCTGGAAGCAGAACTTGCCGATTACAGGGACAAGCGCAGACGGTGGGCTGATGAATTTAACAGACGAAGGCAGCAGGGAATGTAACCCTGCTTATTTTATTGTCGGGAAGGGGGTGAAAATGTATGGGTGATACACTTGCAAAACTGAAAGTCATTCTGGAAGCATCCACAGCTTCTTACAAGAAAGAGATGGAAAAAGCCCAGAAAGTGACTAAAAATGTCAGTGATTCTGTTAAGTCTGAAATATCAAAAGTCAAACAGGCTATGAAAATGGATGATGCAACAGAGTCAGTGAAAAAGCAGGCTTCTGTGTTCCAGAAAATGAAACAGGCGATTACTAAATATCAGGTGAAGGCCGGAATAAAAGTACCTACACAGGACTTTCAGGAATTGCAGTCCGGTATGAAAAAGGCAGAAGGTACGCTTAGTTCTTTGATTGCAAAACAGGAAAAGTACGAAGCAATTGGTGTGAAAAAGAACAGTTCAGCGTGGAAGTCATTACAGTATGACATTCAGGGAGCCAAAAATGAGATTGAAGGGTACAAAAATGAAATGGCTGAAATGCAGTCAAATGGTACTGCGTTTACAAGGGGCTATTCTATACCGAAAGAAATCTTTAAAGGAATTGGTAAAGGTGCGTTAGGTCTTGGAAATTTGGGACTGAATGCTGCTCAAAAGGGCTGGGGTGGTTTGAAAAAGATTATTAGTGGTACAGCGTCTGCACTGACAAAGGTAACCACGGTCATTAAAAGAACATCTGGTGCATTCGCCGCACTCATACAGAAGTTTACAAGCGGTATTCCTATTTTACGAAGGTTCACAGGTGCAACAAAATCAGCATCTGGTGGACTGGGCGGTGGATTAAAAAACATTCTCAAATATGCGTTCGGTATCAGGTCACTTTTTGCTTTGGTGAACAAGCTGAGAAGTGCGTTAGTAGATGGATTCAAAAACCTGGCACAGTACAGTGGTGAGACAAATAACAGTATTTCAATGCTGATGTCTTCCCTGACGCAGTTAAAGAATGCATTTGCGGCAGCATTTGCACCTATTTTGAATGTGATCGCACCTATTCTGAATACACTGATCCAGAAGATTATTTCTGTAGTTAATACATTTGGTCAGTTGACGAGTGCATTAACAGGTAAAACAACTTACATTAAAGCGAAAAAAGTTCAGCAGGATTACGCCAAGAGCCTGAACAGTAATGCCAATTCAGCTAAAAATGCCAAAAAAGCAAATGAGGAATTGAAACGTACCATTCTGAGTTTTGACCAGATCAATAAGATGGATGATAACAGCAGTTCTGACAGTAACAGTGGAATAGCTGATACAGGTGGTCTGTCACCTTCAGATATGTTTGAGACTGAAAGCATTCCTTCAAAGATTAAAGGGATTGCCGACATGATTAAACAGGCATGGAAGAATGCTGATTTTACAGAAATCGGTGCTATGGTCGGTAATAAACTGAATGCCGCACTGAACAGCATCCCATGGGATAAGATCAAGAACACCTGCAACAAGATTGCAAAGAGTGTTGCCACTTTTCTGAACGGTTTTCTTGAAACAGTTGACTGGAAACTGGTTGGTAATACCCTTGCTCAAGGCATCAACACCGCCTTCGGTATGGCAAATACGTTTGCCGAAAATTTCCACTGGGATAGCCTTGGGAAAGCAATTGGTAACGGTATCAATGGTGCGCTGGGTGGTCTGGACTGGAACCTGATACAGGAAACTGTACGCAATATTGCAACAGGAATTACTGATACACTAAACAGCTTCATTCAAACAACTGACTGGGCGTTAGTTGGTCAGTCGTTCGGTAATGGCATCAATACCATTCTGGACTTCTTCCATACCGCTATCAATAACTTCGATTGGACAGGTGCTGGTACAGCACTTGCAGATTTTGTCAATAATGCAGTAAATACCATTGATTTTGTCAATTTAGGACAAACTATATCAGATGGAATCAAAGGTGTTTTTGATTTTGGCATAGCTGCGATTGAGGGCATTGACTGGTGGACAATTGGTGAAAAAGTTCGTGATGGTTTAGCTGCTATTGACTGGAACGGCATAGCTGACGGATTCTTTGAACTTATTGGCGCTGCATTTGGTGGCTTATCTGCATTTTTTGGTGGTCTTCTTTCTGATGCAGTTTCTGGTGCTCAGAAATACTTCCAGAAGAAGATTGAAGAATGTGGTGGAAATGTTGTCAAAGGAATCTTTAAAGGTATCAAGGATGCCGTTGTTGGCATTGCAGAGTGGATAAAAGATCATATTTTTACACCATTCATGAAAGGTTTTACAGCTGCATTTGGTATTCATTCACCGTCAACCGTTATGGCTGAACAGGGTGGATATATCATTGATGGCCTGCTGAAAGGTGTGAAAGATAATATCAGCAAGTTCCTGAATTATATTAAAGAAATTCCGGGTAAAGTACTGAAAGCAATTGGAAACATCAAGAACAAAGTCTTACAAAAAGGTTCTGACATTGTTTCCGGCCTGAAAGATGGATTTAATGAAAAAGTTTCTACATTCACCAGTGTTCTCGGTACACTTCCTGAGACAATCAGGAACGCTATTCCAAACCTGTTTGATGTAGGATCAAGTATCATTCAGAACTTTGCAAACGGATTTTCAAGTGTTCATATTCCTATGCCACACATTGGTTGGGACTGGACAGGTGGGAGCATCCGTATTGGTAATTTCTCATTTTCATTACCACGTTTTAATTTGCAATGGTACGCAAAGGGTGGTTTCCCGGAAATGGGACAGTTATTCATTGCAAACGAAGCAGGACCTGAGATGGTCGGTAAGATGGGAAACCGAAATGCAGTAGCTAATAACAATCAGATCGTTGACGGTATCAAGAATGGTGTATTTGAAGCTGTACTTGATGCGTTCAATGCCAGCGGAATCCTTGACAGGGATGATACTGAAAAAGAAGTTACTCTTGAATTTACACTGAAGGCTGACAGCGAAACACTGTACAAGGTAGTTCGCAAGGGCAAAAAGAAATATGATTACCGTTTTGCGGTAACTGAGACAATTTGACAGGGGGTGTCACATGGACAACATTGTAATCAAAGTGGGTGGTGTGACACTACCCAAGGAAGTTTCCAAGTTTAAATGGAAAAAATCAGATGTATCTGCGAAGAATGCAGGAAGAACGCAGGATGTTAAGATGCATAAGAACAGGCTTGCAAAAAAGCGTACTCTGAGCCTTGGTTGGGTAAATCTGACAAAAGAGCAGATACACCAGATTCTTGTTGCATTTGATCCAGAATATATAATGGTAACTTACTGGGATCCTTTAGCTGGTACTGATGTAACAAAAGAGTTTTATACAGGTGATATGGAAGCAAATGTAAAATGGTGGGCGAAAGGTCATGAACGTTATTCCACACTTGATTTTGATGTGATTGAGAGGTAATAAAAATGATTAATGTATCAGCCGCATTCAAAGCAGCATTAGAAAATGATAACAGAAATTTTTCAGGATCCTGTACAATTACATTAGCATCTGGTAAGTCAATCCCCATTGACGACAGCCAACTGTGGGATAATGGTTTTGTAATTAATGATTCTACATCTAGTACGGGCGGTTTTGATATAGGTTCAGCAATAGTTCAGAAGTTCACATTAAGACTGAACAACATGTATGATGATTTTACTGAGTACGATTTTACAGGTGCTGAAATTTCAAATATAAAAGTGTCATTGAGTTTATCTGGTAAGACTGAAGCTGTTTCTAAGGGCGTGTTTACAGTAAATGATACAAGCTATGATGGCGATATCATTACACTGGAATGCTTGGACAACATGCATAAATTTGATGTTAATTACAGCAAGAGTAATCTTACATATCCTGCAACGCTATTACAGATTGTACAGGATGCATGTAGGTGCTGCGGTGTGACTTTAGCAACAGATTCTCTACAGTTTGAGTATTACAATTATGTGATTCAGAAAAAACAAGATGATAACACTATGACATTCCGTGATGTTTTGACGTGGGTTGGCCAGATTTCAGGGCATTTTTGGAAATGTAATAAAAGTGGTCAGTTGTCAGCTGGTTGGTACAATATGTCAGATCTGTCCGCTGGTAGGAATATACATACCTTACAGACAAATGTTGTCACGGATGTAAACGTTGACATGGATGATGTTGTAATTACATGTGTAAGAATCGTAACTGAAGATGAAAATTCTAATCAGGTAACTTTTCAGTCTGGCTCAGATGGGTATGCAGTTGTTATCGACAGCAATAAATTTATCAATAAGGATAATGCAGCTGAAATTGCGTCAATGGTTGGTGGACGTGTTGTTGGATTGAGGTTCAGACCAATGACTGTCAGTTCATTGCAAGACCCTACGATTGAAGCAGGGGACGGGGCAATAGTATATGACCGTAAATTAAAGTCATATAAGACTTTTTTTACAAACGTTGTATTTTCTATTGATGCAGATAATCAAATGTCAAATGACGCAGAATCAGCACTGCGTAACAGTGCCGAAAGATTTTCAGAAGCATCAAAAATTTATCAGAATCTGAAAAAACATTTAAATAAAAATAAAACTGAATGGGAAAAAGCAATGGAAGAACTGGAAAAGGCAATGAAAGAGCAAGTGGGCCTTTATCCAGTTATTAAAACACTGGATGATGGAAGCAAAGTATATTATATGTGTGACCATCAGACACTGGAAGAATCCCAGGTTGTGTTTGAACTTAATGGAAAAGGTTGGGCGGTAAGTACAGACGGTGGAAGAACATGGAACGCAGGTTTACTTGTGGATGGTACCATGATAACAAAGATTTTGAACAGTATTGGAATTAATGCGGATTGGATCAATACCGGGGCTTTTACCGTCCTTGATTCTGATGGAAATATCATGTTTAAAGCTGACACTGCAACCGGGCGTGTGGATATTGTAGCAAATTCTTTTCAATTGAGGGGGAAAACTCTTGAAGAGATAGCGAAAGAATCAACAAAGAATTACGTTGACGCAGTTATTGGGGATAAGATAAAGGATATAAACACACAGTATTTTGATTCCTATGACCCTACGCTTACCAATAAGCCAGCGTCAGACTGGACTGATGCGGATGCGAAGGAGAAACACATTGATGATATTTTCTATAACACCAATACTAAGAAAATGTTCCGTTTCGTCAAGATTGATGGCGTTTATAGTTGGGAGAGCTTTGATGATCCTGATATAAAAGCTGCGCTTGATGCTGCTTCAACAGCACAAGATACCGCAGATGGAAAAAGACGCGTGTTTTTGGTCACACCTAAACCACCATATGATGAGGGTGATATGTGGGTTACCTCTACCACTGATGGAAAAGGTGAAATAAAAATCTGCAAAACCCCCAGACAATCCGGTACATTCGTTTCGACAGACTGGATTAGTCCGTCTTATGTGGATTCTGATGATGTGGATAATGCGATTAATGAGTATGATACCAGTTTAGGGCAACCGGAAATTTTTAATAAACTGACCAATAACGGAAAAAACAAAGGTATTTATATTCAGGACGGTGAACTGTATATAAATGCAAGCTATATCCTGTCTGGCGTTTTGGCCGGTAAGTTTATTAATGGAAAAGGCATGAGTGTCACTGATAAGGAAAATAAAACAACATTTTATATTGATAATGATGGCAATGTCATGATTGCCGCCAAAACTCTTACTATAGGTGGTAAGGATGTAGAAGATATTGCTGGAGATACTATTGATGAAAAAATAAAGAAAGCAATTCCGTTGGTTATACAGTTATCAAGTGAGTATCAGGCAATTCCGGTAAATGCAGATGGAAACTATTCAAGTTTTCCAAGATGCGAGGTAAAAGTACAGGTTTTTTATGGGGAATCGGATGTTACATCAGAAGCGGCTATATCGTACTCGACAGAAAACATAACAGGCACGTGGTCTTCAGGTACACACACTTATTCCGTAAAGAGCTTATCCGAAGACATTGGATGGGTTGATTTTTCAACGACTTATAATGGAATAACAATAACCAAGCGCTTTAATCTTGCAAAACAGTATGCTGGCGGGAACGGTACGAACGGAAAAGATGCCACTGTTTATTACCTTGAATGTGAAACAACAACGATCAAAAGATGTTCAAACAGCTCTGGCGGATATGATTATTCGCCTTCTCCGCTGGTGTTTCATTTGTATTCGCAGACAGGAGCAGAGGAGAGAAAACAAAACATTTCCGGTAGATGGACGTTTGAGTATACAGAAGACGGAAGCACATGGAACGCTATTTCTGGAACTGGCGTGGGAATAGATATGAAATTCTCCGCATGGGATAGGATAACTAACAGAACCACTGCCATCAGATGTACTGTCGGAAATTCTTCCGGAGTCATCCTCGGGATGTTGAGCGTATCCGTACTTGCGGATGCGGAAGTGACAAGAGAAGCTGTTTTTAACGCTCTGACTGACAATGGCGATCGTCAACTTATAGCCTATGGCTCAGATGGGAAATTGTACATTAATGGCGAATACATAAAGTCTAAAACCATAACGGCCGATCTTATCGACGTGGATACACTCGATGCGATTGTTGCAAAAATAGGCGGATTTGTGGTCGGGTCTACCAGTATACATACCAGCGGCCGCAATTCCATGACGTCAACTACGCAAGGCGTATACATAGGAACAAACGGATTTAGCGTATATAAAGACGCGAGCAATTATTTTAACATGAACACTAGTGTAGGATTGCAAATAAAAGGCGGTACTATCAAATTAGGCAATGTAACTCTTGCGGAAGCATCTGATAAAAAGTCTCTGAGCGTCAAATATGGCATGCAGGTACACACTCAAAGATCATCTGGACAATTCACAGACGGTTCAGGCGAATTTAAACTAATCAACTTGGCTACTGTCTCATCGGGATGTCAAACTCTTTGCATCGCGAGTAATATCGTATATAAGTTGTCATCTTCTTCAAAAAGATACAAAAACCATGTTCGAAATATGGATAGCTCTGAAGCGGATAAACTCCTTAAAATTCCAGTGGTATGGTTTCAATATAAAAAAGGCTATTTGAAAGAAGGAGACTCATTTGAAGACAAACCAGTGCCGGGATTCTATGCGGAAGACGTGTATAAACAATATCCTGAAGGAGTAATATTCAATGAGGATGGGCAGATAGAAGACTGGAATTACAGAACCATGATTCCGGCAATGATGAAAGTTATTCAGGATCAGAATGAAAGAATTAATACATTGGAAGATACAGTGAACACATTGAACGAAAGACTGAACAAATTAGAGGGAATGTTGAAAGGGGTGGTTAAATAATGCTGATTGCGAATTTCACCAATTATGGTGAAGAAATTACAGTAGACGGACTTTGGCAATATGATTATGGTCAAAGATTACAAATTAATGGACTTAATCTCCCAGATGTATTTGAGGTTCATTTATTCTGGAAGGGATTGGAAGAAGCAAAAGTTGTAACAGGTTATACCGAGAATAATAAGTTTTATGTTGATATTCCAAACGAGTCACTTAAACAGAGACAAGCTATCACTGTTTATATTTATTTATCAACACCTGAAACAGGAAAAACTGTAAATACCGTGATGATGTTTGTAAATAAACGGCCAGAGCCTGAAGGATTTGAAATTCCCGAAGACATTGATTTATTCCACCACACATTGACCGCTGTTGGGGAATATACAAGGCAGACAAAAGAAGCTGCACATATGGCAGATACCAGAGCAACCGAGTCGGAATCCTGGGCACATGGACATAAACTTTATCCAGAACGGGATAAAGACAATGCAAAGTATTATGCAGATCAGGCAAAACAGGTTGCCACACAAAATGGTTTCTGTCGTATGGAAATACGGGAAGATGGACATCTATATTTATCCCGTACAGAAAATATTGTACAGAGTTTGGATTTTAAGATAAATGATAAAGGGAGATTGGGGGTTATGATGTCATGATAGAAACAGATTTAGGATGTGTGACTGCCTATGCTGATGCAGTAGCACAGGGTTACACAGGAACTCGTGAAGAATTTGGTCAGGTGCTGGCTAATTTTGCAGATTCTGCAACACAGGTTGCGGCAGACAGGACAGCGGTAGAAGCTGCAAAGGCATCCGTAGAAGAAATGCAGTCAGATGTAACACAGAAACAGGAGACTGTGGCATCTAACATGAATACAGCCGTCGAAGCCGCTGAAAAAGCAAAACAGTCTGCAAGTAACGCAGAAGCATCAAAACAGGCCGCTGCTAAGTCTGAACAGAACATCAACAATACCGTGACAGCTTTTGATAGTCATGTCGAAGAAAAGAAAAGCGAAGCAGACACAGCAATAAATAAAACGAAAGATGCCGCAGTCAAAGCTGTGACAGATCAGCAGACTGCATCTATTCAGGAAGCAAAAAGTCAGATTGCGTCCTACATTACAGAAAAAGAAAGCGTAGCAGAAGACCAGATTAATAAACATACATCTGATAAGATTACAGAACTGAATAAAGCAGCAAGTACAGCAAAGACTGCATTAGAACAGTCCATATCAAATTCAGAAAAAGCAAAAACAGCTCTGGACGGTAGTATTACCAATTCTGCCACATCCAAAAATAATCTGGATAAGAGTATTGAAACAAGTACCGGCAAAAAATCAGATCTTGATACCAGTATCAAAAATGCTGATACAGCAAAGACTGCATTAGATACTGCCACGACTACTGGAAACAATGCATTGCAGGCATTACAGAGTGAAAATAGTTCAGCCGCATCAAACCTTGAAGAGTTGAGAGGTGAAAACTTTAATTCACAGGAAATTCTGGCAGGGGTTGCTGACCTGAGAGCATATCTTGGACTGTCAGATGATGATATTCTTGGTTTACAGGTAGATTACAGGAATAAAACTTTTAAGAGACTGGCAGGTGCCACTAACCTGACACCCGGCACTGACTTTGACAGATTTTCCATGTATGGTGGCAGACGTAAATGTAATGTTGCTGATGATGGAACTATCAGTGCTTGGTTTGGTGATGAAAGTTATGCGGAAGATGGTTCAAATGGACAGGTTATGGTATATCAGCCTAAGTTCTATTATCTGGTATGCCCGGTCGTATATGATCCAATTGATACAGGTATTGGTTACCATTTGAGAAAAGCAAATTACTATGTATCAGAAAAACCAAGACCAGGTTTCAGACTACATCCTGCTTTTTATGATGTAAATGGAAATGAGATTGATTATTTCCTGACCAGTGCAGATGAAGGCTCTGTATATGATGTATCTGCATCCGCTTATCTGTTACAGGATGAACAGGTGTTAAATGCGGCAGAAGATAAGTTTTGTAGTATTTCAGGCGCAAGACCTGCATCTGGGTACTCACAGAATCTCACAAGAACATCTGTTGAACAGTTGGCACAGAACAGAGGTGCAAACTGGCATGGCGATCTCATCAAACAGGTATCTGCCGAACAGCTGCTGATGATTATTGAAATGGGTGTTATGGAATTACAGACACCGATTGGTTCAGGTGTGGTCAATATTCCGTGGGAAACTGGCGATAATAAAACCTGTTCTTATGCCACAGTAACAGGTAGTACTTCCAGTATTGGAAACGGTACAGGTAGGGCAGCAAAATCAACTGTTTATCCAGGCAATGTTGCAACAGAATATACAGATAACGGTAAAACATCAATTTGTTGGCGTGGAAAAGAAAACTTCTGGGGTAACATATGGAAATTTGTATACGGTGTGAATATTTGGGGTAATGGCAAAATGGCAGGGGGTCAGCCATATATTTGCAAAGACTTCAATTTTGCAGAAAACAAGAATAGTGATAACTATGAAGCTGCTGGTTTCACCGTAGCCGCAAAAGCTGGTTACATTTCTGCAATGGGGTATTCAACAAAATGCGACTGGTTGTTTATGGCTTCTGAATGTCTTGGAAACAGCGCACTTCCTGTTGGTGACTACACCTATATTACTGAGCTTCTGAATGGTTACAGGATTGCTCGATTGGGTGGTAGTTGGGATTATGGCGGTTAATGCCGGGCCGTTCGTTTGGGGTCTGACTTACGGTGTCGGTGGTCGGGTTCGTGGCATCGGGGGTCGCTTGGTATATATCCCAACCAAGGACTCAGATGTTTATCTTGCTACCATTGCATCATGGAAGGCTCAAATGGCAGCCGCTTAATAAATAACTAAATAATGGGTTGAAAGAATCGCTGATATTTTTACCTGTATTGATTAACATAAAAATCAATTACTCAATTAGGTAGTAATTGGAATAATGACGTTAATACCAGGCCATTCTATTGGAATCTGAATAACAGTGTCAGTAATCGGAATCGTAATATCAGGGGTCACTTAATATATTTGCATTGTCAGCCGGGTGAGATATCCGGCTGATTTTTAATCCCATTTCTTTCAACCCTGCCACACGGCAAAACAGAAAAATAGGCGGTGCAGACAAGTCAGAAATGATAATACCGCCTTACTTAATTACTAAAGAGGAAATGTCAACCGTATTTACCGGGCATACATCTGATGTATGCTGACTGAAATTCGGAACTGCAATATACCAAAAATGAAACGTTATGACCATCTATTTGAGAAAATTTGTGATATTGAAAATCTGAGAAAAGCACATAAGAACGCAAAGAAAGGAAAAGGGTGGTACAAAGAAGTTCAGGAAATAGATAAAGATCCAGATAAGTATCTGGAGCAGATTCAGGAAATGCTTATCAATCATACTTATAGAACATCTGAGTATGAAGTGTTTTATAAGGATGATGGCAGAAAGAAGAGAAAGATTTATAAGTTGCCTTACTTTCCTGACAGAATTTGTCAGTGGGCTATCTTACAGGTAATTGAACCTTGCATCATCAATAACCTGACTACTGACACATACTCAGCAATACCGGATAGAGGAATACATAAGGCTCTGCATAAAATGCAGGATGCAATGTGGAATCATCCAGAAGAATGTAAGTATTGCTTAAAACTGGATGCACGACATTACTATCAGTCAATCAACCATGATCTTCTGAAAGAAAAATATTCCAGAATGTTCAATGATTCTGAACTGGTATGGTTACTGACTGAAATTATTGATAGCATACAGACCGCAGACATTGAAGATCTGACGGCAATTTATTTACTGGAAGAAGATGTTGATCCTGAAACTGGAATACCGATTGGCAATTACTTATCACAGTATTCAGGAAATTTTTATTTTTCACCATTTGACCATTGGATAAAGGAACAAAAACACATCAAGTATTACTTTCGGTATATGGACGATATTGTTATTTTTGCAAAGACAAAAGAAGAACTTGTTGAGTTAAGAAAAGAAATTGATGTTTACTTTAGAGATGAACTAAAACTAAACATTAAAGGAAACTGGCAGGTATTCCCAACATTTGTCAGAGGGGTTGACTTTTTAGGATACCGAACATTTTGCAAATACACTTTGTTGAGAAAGACAACCTGTATAGATATGACTAAGAAATTAACTGCATTGCGTGTAAAAGTGGAATCAGGGAATATGATGAACTATTCAGAATGGTGCAGCTTAAACAGCTATAAAGGATGGCTTATATCATGTGATTCCTTCCGGTTGTATCAGAAATACATAGAACCGTTATTACCCTATGCAGATGATTATTATAAATACAACATAAAACCAAAATCTAAGAAAGGACAGAAAGCAGCATGATTGATTATGGAAGACAGAAAAGTACAGTAAAACCAGAGGAAATTGAGATTACAGAGGATATGGTATTCATTGCATCTGGAATCTCAGAAATTACAGAAGAAGGTACAGATAGTCAGCCAGGATTTGCTGGGTATGAGTTTGATCTTGTCGGATATGACAAAGATGAGTATATCAAATTACAAGCAACATCAAATAAATCATTGCAGGAACAGGTGGAAACCACTCAGGAAGCACTTGATTTCCTTTTATTTAATGCTTAATGATAGAAAGGGGTGAGACTTATGGGAGCATATTTTGCATTGCGTCTTGAAAAAGGCAAATTGAATTACAACACAGTAGTTCAGAAATATCCACAGTTCAAGGAAGATATTGATCTGATTCTTCTTGCAGATGGGTATGTCGTAAATGAAGACGGTACAGTCACAGAAGTAAAATAGACCATAGGTACAAAAACAACCGCCATATGACATTTATATAATGTCACAGGCGGTTGTTTTGTGTACAGAAAGGAAGTAATGAAAGAGATTCTACTGGAAACCTATTCTGTTGCACTTCCTATTATTTTAACTGCTCTTATGGGCTACATTGTGTGGCTTTTAAAGAATCAGAAAAAAGATAGGGATGCGAACAGTAAAGGGACCATGCTGTTACTGAAAGTACAATTAATTGAATACCATGACCGTTATATGACAGATGGTGATATTCCATCCTACGCTTATCAAAATTTTTGTGAGATGTATGATGCATATCATGCTCTTGGTGGTAATGGTATGATTACAAAAATGAAACATGAGATTGAAGAATTGCACTTAAAGAAGAAAGAAGGGAATAGTCATGAAAAAAATTAACTGGCTTGTAAGAATTAAGAATAAAGCGTTCTGGGTTGCATTTATCCCAGCGGTACTCCTGTTAATTCAGGTAATTGCATCTGTGTTTGGCATCCAGATTGATCTGGGTAATCTGGGAAATAAATTGTTAGAAGTGGTCAATGCAGTGTTCAGTATACTGGTAATTCTTGGAGTAGTTACAGACCCTACTACTGCTGGAATCACCGATAGTACACAGGCACTTGAATATACAGAACCGAAAAAATAGGGGGTAGGACTGTGGAGATTAAGGGTATTGATGTTTCCAGATGGAATGGAGTTATTGACTGGCCCACCGTAGCAAACTACGGTATGGGCTTTGCTATCCTGCGAATCACAGAAGCGGGAAACGTGATAGATAGCTACTTTGAAGCCAATTATAAAGGCTGTACTGCCAATAGTATTCCTGTCGGTGTTTACAAGTATAGTTATGCAGTCAATGTTTCAGAAATTCAATATGAAGCAAAAAAAGTAATTGAAGTCCTGAATGGACGAAAATTGGATTATCCTGTGTTTTTGGATATTGAAGATAAGTGTCAGGAGAATCTGTCAAAACATCTTATGATGCAGATGATTAACGCATTCAGAGAAATCATCATTAAAGCCGGTTATCAGTTTGGCATTTATTGCGGGTACTCTTGGTATCAGTACCAGCTTCCAGAGGATGCGAAAAAGTATGATTGTTGGTTAGCTGCTTATCCGTCACAGGATGATGGAACAATGCAGATCAGATTAAAACCTGCCGCTGGTATTGGCTGGCAGTATTCCAGCAAAGCAAAGATACCGGGGATTGCTGGAACAGTAGACAGAAATGTATTTTATAAAGATTACACTGCTGCTGTAAAAAATGAGAATAAGGGGGAAACGACAATGGATAAAGCTATTGAAAAAGTTATCCTGATTGCGAAAAACGAAGAGGGCTATTTGGAGAAAAAATCAAACAGTCAGCTTGACAGTAAAACAGCAAATGCAGGATCTGCTAACTATACAAAATATTGGAGAGATATAGAACCAGCCTATCAGGGGCAGGCCTGGTGCGCAGCGTTTATCTCCTGGTGTTTTATGAAAGCCTTTGGTCTGGAAAAAGCTAAAAAAATACTAAAACACTGGCCTTATGTGTATTGTCCAACACTGGGAAATTTGTTTACCCGGAACGCAAACCCGAAAATCGGTGACATTGTTATCTTTTATCATAACGGTACATTTACCCATACAGGACTTGTTACCGCCGTAATCGGTGATCGTTTCTATACGATTGAAGGTAACACAAGTGGGGCATCCGGTATTATCGCAAATGGTGGCGGTGTATGTGCTAAAAGTTACCTCAATAGTCAGATGCCCGGAACTAAGTTCTGTACACCTGATTATAGTATTGTATCTGATGTAGTCGCACCTGCAAAAGCTGAGAATACATCATCTAATACTACGCAGATAGGAGAGAAATATATGTTTGAACCGAAAACTGTAAAAGCTGGTGACAAGAATACCTCTGTACTTTTGTTACAGGAAATCCTGAGAGCAAGAGGATTCAAAGGAAAAAATAAAAAAGACCTTGACCTTGACTGGGAAGCAGGAGATAATACCATATATGCTCTGAAACAGTATCAGAAATCAAGAGGTCTGAATGTTGATGGGGTATGCGGATCAGCAACATGGAAAGATCTAATTGCTATTTGATGCGAATATGGTGGCAATGCCACCAATTTGCCACCGACATAGAAATATACGTGAAAGACTTAAAAAGACAAATAAACTGAACGCCTGATAATTACTTATGCTATAGGAGTTTGAAAGCTGTAAAAAGCAATGAAAAGTGAACCATAGATAAACTGTTCACGTTGAAACTGTGGCTTTACTTTCCCGTAAATAGGCGGTTTTACAGGCTTGAAACTGTGAAGTTCAGTCTATTTGCCACCGATTTGCCACCCACAAAACAAAATATCGTAAAATTATAGAAAAACGGTTGAACACTCTGAACGAATCAGGGATGTTCAACCGTTTATTTTTATGCCTGTATTTTCTTTTCAAACACATCCACAGCGAACTGCTGCATACTTTCAGTATTGAACGTATATGTCTGTAATGTGGTTGCTATATCTTTATGGCCAAGGCGTTCCATAACAGTCTTTGGATTTACGCCACCTTCTGCCAGCATGGTACCATGTGTATGTCTCAGACAGTGGGCGTGGAACAGGTGGTTACCAAGTTCCCAGTGAATGACTCTGGCACAGTATTTGAAAGAGTCAGGTGTGACCAGTTCACCATTGTCTTTTACGCACAGTGGCGTGATCTCTTTATGTGGGACTGTTATGTCAGCCCTGACCTGAGTGATAGAGTTATCTGGCAGCAGGTAAGTCTTCAGATATGCACCGCCATATTTCAGCCGGTTTATTTTTCTTTGTTTTATCGCATATTTCAGTTCTTTTTCAAGTGTCTGCCCTATTTTGACAGTGCGGTGGGAGTCATACTTAGGTGGTTTGATGAACCAGGTCTTTTCAATCTTGTACATCTGACCTTTGATCTTCAGTTCATGTTTGGAAAAATCCACATCTTCTTCCAGGTCTATAGCGAAGGTCTCACCGATTCGTGTCCCGACATTGTAAGGTACTACAAGGGAAAGGTGAAAATAACTGGTTTCTGGAAAACGTGCAAGGATCCTGTCAAATTCTTCTTTGGGGCAGATGTATTCAGTATGAGCCTTTGCATCTACATCTATTGGCATCTTACCGACTTTTACCGGAATGCAGGGATTAGACTGAATATAATTCAGCGGCAGTATGGCGTAATTCATGGCACCTTGCAGACAGGTCAGAGTATTTTTTATCATACTTTTGGACAGACCCTTTAGCTTCATGTCATTGATCCATTCCTGGACCTTATCAGGAGCATACTGAAAACTGCTTAATTTGTAGATACCAAAAGCAGGTTTTAAATGCAGCCTGATCTTTGATTCATAATCACGATAGGTATTATAAGTGTACCCATGGTCAATATTTTTCTTTATTACAGTTTCCAGCCAATAGTCCAGGTAATCAGCAACGCTGATCTCTTTGGGTGAGAATGATCTGCCGGTATTGTTATATTCTGCAATGGCGGCAGCCCTTGCATCTAATGCTTCTTTCTGGGTGCGGAATCCACCCTTTTCAATCTTGTTTCGTTCGCCATTAATCTTGGCAGTGTCAAAATAGTAAGACCAGGTCTTACCTCTTTTTCTTACACCTTCAGCCATAGTTTCATCATCCTTTCTAAAAATGGGTATAAAAATAACAGCCAAACATTTGTGTGGCTTGTTTGACTGTTCCCATTATGGTAGAATGATTATTGGAATTTTATACATCCATCCCATAACGGGAACAGAGGACCGTCTTGATGCGCCAACATCAGGGCGGTTTTCTATATTAAAATCAATTTGTAACTAATGTAACCGATTGTAACTAGTTTGTAACTGTTATAATGCCTTATTTTATGCGGATGTAACTAATGTAACTAATTTTGACAATGTTCTTATTATAAATATTTTTATTATAAAAAAAAATAAATTAAAAATATAAAAGTAAGTAAATAATAAAAATATATAATATATAAGGGAAAATGAGTTACACAGTTACAAAAACGCCCCGAAGCCTTGTATTTACTGGACTTCTGGCAGTTTCTGAACAGTTACAAACGAGTTACAATTAGTTACAAAACTGGTTACAAACTAATGATTTTTCAAATATTCTTCAAATTCTTCCATAGACATAAGAATTTTTCTTGGTTTTGTTCCATTCTCAGGCCCTATAACTCCTGCATCACAAAGCTGATCCATAATTCTTGTTGCTCTGTTGAAACCAATTTTAAATGTTCTTTGCAGTGAACCAACATACGCATTTTCTTTTTTAATAATAAGTTTACCTGCTTCTTCAAAATGTACATCACGGTCATAAGTTCCATCTTCTTGCCTTGGTATTCTTGCGTCTGAAACAATATCAGCTTTAGAATCAATCAGAGAGATTAAAAAGTCTCTATCCCACAGCACAATGCCGATTTTTGAAGCTAACTCTTTCGCTTGACGTGTAAAATATCTGTTTGTGAGAACAACTCCCACATTAGCATCATAATATTTCATACCACCAGTAACCTGATATACTGCGTCTACGCCGATATCTGAAGAATAACATTTACATTGGATGGCATATTTTATTTTATTTTGAGTTGCAATAATATCAGCACCAAAATCACCACTTGTGGATGTCACAGATACGTCTATAAAGCCATTTTTCCGTAGCAGATCAGCACAATATACTTCAAAATCGGGACCAGTCATGTAATCAAATTTGTCATTATATAGTTCAATATGTTCATTCATTGTCTGAACTGGTTCGTCTGATGTTATGTTTTCAACAGGTGCAGGTATTTCAGAAAAATCAATTTGTTGAACAATTGGCGGCTGCACTTTCTCTGAAATTAATGATGAATACCATATGTCCAGTAATGCAATTATTACAATCACAATGATATAACTGGAATGTGCTCTTTTCATCATTGTAGAAGGGGCTTTGCATAAATATAGCAGCCAAAAATGTAGGAGCAGGAAACAGAACGGAGAAAAAACAGAAAATATAAATTTGTATGTTTTATTTTTGGTTCTGTTAGCAAGCCCATATGTTTCGCAAAGGAAACATACCAGAGCTGATGGAATAGAAAAATAAAGTTTAGTGCCGGAAGAAGTAACGGAGATAATCAGTAATGCGATACTTGTTATGAGAATTATCTCTTTACGAAGCCCAGTCTTTTTATCTTTCATATCGTACCTTTTTCCATAATTTACCACTTGACAATAACAAACAGATGTTCGATAATATATTTATCGCTACTGTTTCGGGTCGTGTGGTTCACGAAGGGGATGGATGTATTGGACTATAAAAGAAAAATAATGGAAATGCTCGATCATGCAGATGATAGACGGTTACGTCTGATCTACATATATGTCAGAGCAATTCTGGGACTGAATTAATTCAGTCCCTTTTTTCTTGCAGTAGTTCAACCATCTTTTTCAAAGATTCCCAGTCAGATTCATCCAGTGCAGCGAGCATTGATATAAATCTTCTCTTAAAAGAATCTTCTTCTCCCTTTAATAATTCACCAACAAAGTTAGAAATCTGTTCATCCCTGGGAGCTTCGATAAACATGTTATCGTCTCCTCCTTCGCCAGTTCTCAACCAATTCTCATTGACTTTACCTTTTGGTGGGAAATTCGTTTTACATATTAGAGAGATTACCGCATCACTGGGTTTTCGTCTTCCGGTTTCATACCCACCGATATTATCACGGGGAGTTCCGACCTTGTCTGCAAATTCTTGTTGAGTTAAGTCTAATGTTTTTCTTAACTTCTTTAATCGTTCATTCAATTTTGTCTCACCTCTTTTCTTATTTGTATTGTACATCATTACAGATTAAAAATCAACATGTTTTTGTGACCATGACACAAAAACCTTACTAAGTCACAAAAAAGGTATTGACAAATGTGGCAATGTCATATATTATAATGGCATAGTCACAAAGGCGAACAGCAAATGACACATCAGTCTTTGTTGATTACAACGTCAGTTCAGTCCCATCCACTGAACTGACAAGTCAATAAGGAAAGCAGGAAAGACCGGGTGAAGCGATAGGGCTACACGCAAGTAACATGGTAGTTAGGCTACGGGATGGTAGACAGAGCGTGTGAAGAATAAACATGACCCGGCAAAACAGTTGAAGAAAGCAGGAACGGTAGGACAAGAAAGCACAGTGTTCGGAACGTAGAAGAAAACTGAACAGGTTGAGCCAATCAACACTTTACTCCTCAACCAAGAAGCCGTTAAGCGGAAGAATCAACGAGCGAGAGGACACAGTACCTTGTTGGCTTACATTGTCCAAGCGAAGCAAGACTATAACCAAGAGAAAGAAGGTGAGAAGAAATGGGGATTACCTGAAAATTTAAAATCTATTAGAAAAAAACATCATTTATCACAAAAGAATTTAGCGGATGATTTAGGAGTAGCGCAGGCATCAATAAATTACTGGGAGAAAGGACAACGGACTCCCTCTATTGAGGCCGTAAAATCTATTGCTGAATATTTCCATGTTACTGTTGATGATCTTCTTGGTGATGGTGTTGAGTGGAGAAGATTTTTATTTCACGGTACGAAAGAGCAGCAAGAAAAACTTGAAGCTACCCTTTCAAAAGATGGTGTCAGTAGAAAAACCATCTACATGATTTTGAAGTATTTAACAATTAATCCAGACTGTCAGGATATTTTGCAAAAACAGTTTCCAGATGTTTAGCAAGTTCTTCTTTAGAATGAATGTCCTGAATGGATTTTATAACACGTGTACCATTTTCCCATACATAAATGGTGGCGTTATATTTTCCAGATGAAGTCAAACCAGATACTTCAATTTCATGATTCCCGAATTTCCTGTAAACACAAGGTTCATAATCAAAATTTCGTACAGAATATTCGGAACCAAGATAAGTTAGTGTCTCTTCTAATTTTTTATTAAACATTATTATCAACCTCCCTTCTCATAGGGAGTATACCACAGAAAGGAAGTGAAAAGTTATGTCAGAAAAAGAAAAACAGATCCTTGAGACTATTGCAACAGCAGTACCTAAGATGTCCGAGTTTGATAAAGGTTATCTGTTGGGAATGGGTGAAGCAATGGTAAAGCAGAAAGAAAAAGACAAACCAGAAAAGAAAGAAGGTCAGTAAATGTCAAATGTGTTAATTCCCATCAATTTTGATGGGGAACAGCCGACAGTATCAGCAAGGGATTTACATGCAGGTTTGGGAATTTCTGAAAGGTTTCAGTCATGGTTCAATAGACAGTTACAATACGGATTTCAGGAAAGTACTGATTATGTAGGGTGTAAAGAATTTAACACCCTGGCAAGGCAGGAATTACAAGATTATGAGATTTCCGTAGATATGGCAAAGCAGATCTGCATGATCCAGAGGTCTGAAAAAGGCAGACAGTACCGTCAGTACTTCATTGACTTGGAGAAAGCATGGAATACGCCGGAACAGGTTCTTGCAAGGGCGTTGAAAATTGCTGACAAGGAAATTGAAAAATTAAAGTCAAGTAATACAGCATTACTTGAAGATGTTCAGAGGATGAAACCCAAAGAAACCTTTGCTGATGCAGTAGCTGCAAGCCACACATCCATATTAATTGGAGAGCTGGCAAAGATCCTGAAGCAGAACGGTGTTGAGACTGGACAGCGTAGATTATTCACATGGATGAGAGATAATGGGTACTTAATTAAAACCGGATCAAGTAGAAATATGCCAACACAGAAATCTATGGAACTTGGTCTGTTTGAAATTAAGGAAACAGTGATTAATAACCCGGATGGCTTAATCAGGATCAGCAGGACAACAAAAGTTACTGGTAAGGGACAGCAGTATTTTATCAATAAGTTCCTTATATAAAGAAGTCCCACAGGAAGTACCAGTTCCCATGAGACAGGTGTTAAATGAAAAATATTTCAGCTACATAGTAGCAGAAAGTGAGTTAAATTGCAATGAAAAAAATCATTTCAGCGTGGATTGAGCAGGTAATAGAGTTCGATTCCATGACAGAATACCAAAAATTTATCAATGACCTGAAAAATGGCAAAAAGGCTTACCGGATCATCACACCCGGTTGTGAGGTAGACAATAAAATTTGTACGCACATCATGCGACAGTATAACAACAATAATTTCCCGGAAGGCGGTGAAATGTAATGAAATTTGCTGAGAAGTTGAAAAAGGCAATGCAGGAACTGAACCTGAACCAGCGTCAGGTTGTAACACTGACTGGGAAAAGTAAGGGTTCTGTGAGCCAGTATCTGTCAGGTAAACAGATCCCGTCAGAAGATGTCCAGAGTGCCATTGCTACGTCACTTGGTCTGGCTTCTGATTACTTTACCGGCATGGATAAGGAACTTCAGGTTATGCCGCAGCTTGAAATCAGGGATGGCGTTATCCCGAGACTTGATGTGACGAAGGCGGCGAAACTGATGGGTATGAACCATAACACGGTCAGAAAAGGTTTACAGCAGGGTGTTTTTCCCTGGGGATATGCAGTACATACCTCTGACAACAGATGGTCCTATTTTATCAATGCAAAGAGATTTGCAGAAGTTGAGGGGATTGCCTTATGAACAAAATGAGAGAGTATGAAAGAGGTCGTGAAGACGGTCTTGATCTTGCCAGAAGAATTGTAAAGGAAGGTGGACTTGAAGCATTAGAGAGAGAATGTAAATTTCGTGGTGTGACCGGAATACATACTTCTCTGGCAGCTAAGGATTTGGATAAAGCATCACAGAAAATCAAGGAAATGACAATTGATACATTCACTATCTTATGTATTGCTGCCATTCATGACGAATTTGGTTTCGGTGAGAAACGTTGCAGACGTTTGATTGCCAAGATGGAAGAAGGTGCTGAGTATCTCATGGATGATCTGGCAACCTGGGACGATTACATTAAAGAAATCAAAGAGCAGTTGAATATTGATCTGAGAATTAGATGGAATAATTAAAGGAGAAAAATGACAATGAGCGAATCTATTAAAGGCTATAAAGTATTTAACCCAGACTGGACTTGTAGAAACTTCCAGTACGAAGTAGGTAAGACATTTGAGGAAGATGTAACGCCAAAGTGTTGTGACAGAGGTTTTCACTTCTGTACAAAAGCATCTGACTGTTTCAGTTATTACGGTTTCAATCCTGAAAATAAGGTTGCAGAAGTTCTTGCACTGGGGACGGTTGATACTGAATCAGATGATACAAAATGTTGCACTAACAAAATCCAGATTGTACGTGAGATCAGCTGGCAGGAACTCTTGACAATTGTGAATACAGGAAAAGGTTGTACGGGTCTTTGCAACACCGGGGATTGCAACACC